GTCATGTAGTTGACTATGTTAAAGAAAAGAAAACTCTTGCATCTTATGATGGAATGCTATATATGCCTGATGAATTTCTTCTTGATGTTGATGGAGAAAACCCCGATAAAGCTAGACAGAAAGCTATTGGTCTTACAATTTTATTAGATGATCTATGTATACCTTACCAACTCTATTTCTCAGGAACTGGATTTCATGTAGGGATACCGGGATCTGCTTTTAGATGGAAACCTTCACCTGATTTACATCTTAAAGTTAAAGATGAATTACAAGCTAAAAGTGTTTATGATTATGCAGATGTATCTGTATCTGATAAGACAAGATTAATTAGGGTTGTAAATACTTTGAATAGTAAGTCTAGGCTTTATAAGATACCTTTAACACATGCTGAATTACACAATTCAATAACAAATATACAAGAATTAGCAAAAACACAAAGGTCTACATATAAGTGGACTCCATTAGAATGTGAACCTGTATTTGATGTATTGAAACGTAAAACTGTAGCTAGTGATAAAGAATTTGAAACTGTAACACTTGGTAGAAATCCAGATCCTGTCTGGTATCCATGTATACAGACTATGATGGCAGGAAGTGGTCAAGGATCTAGACATCAGATAGCCTTGAGAATAGCAGGTTATTTAAGATGGAGATATCCTGAACATATTGTTCGCCTGATTATGGAAGACTGGAGGCAAAGAGTAGATATATCTAAAAATCCATTTACTAAAGCAGAGATGGATAAGATAGTTACTGATTGTTATGAAGGTCATGGTGGAAATGGTTACAATTATGGATGTACTGATATCCATATGGATAACCATTGTAAATCAAGTTGTAGACTATATAAATCTAAGAAGTCACAAAATATGATGGATGCTAAATCTATGGAAAAAGAACTTGTTGAATTTCTAACAAGAGATCATGATCCTATAGATATAGGTAAATTCTATGGTCAAACATTTCCTATATATCCAGGTGAAGTTGTGATACTACAAGCTCCACCTAAATCTATGAAAACTATGTTACTACAAAATTGGGTTAATAAACTCAAACGTCCTACATACTTTATAGAAATGGAAATGTCACCAAGACAAATGTGGATGAGATTTGTTATGATGGAAAAAGGTTGGAGTGAAGAAGAACTAAAGGCACATTATACACAATATGCTAATGGTATTTCTCAAGACTTCAGCTGGTTAACAATAGATTATAATAGTTGTTATGCACATGAATTAAATAAGCGTATCATGATGTTACCATATAAACCTGAGATAGTTGTTGTAGATCATATGGGATTATTTAGATCTCAAAAGTCTGATAACAATATGAAGGTAGAAGAAGTATCTCAAGCTTTAATGGAACTTGCAATTCAGAATAATGTAGTAGTATTTGCTGTATCTGAAATAACAAAGCAAGCTTTCCATGAAGGTATGGATATAACATCAGCTAAAGGTTCGTTCCGTATTGGATATAATGCTAATAAAGTCCTATCTCTCACTCCTTATAAGGATGAAAACAATTTGATCAAAGCTTTAAAGATCCAATGTACAGCTAACAGAGAGAAAGAAGGATTAAACTTAGAACTAAATGTAAACGGAGCTACTATAGGATGAAGATGATACAAATAACTAAATGGCTAGATCCTGAAGAAGATACTTGGTATAGAGGAACTTATATAACTACTCGTGAATGGTTAATGATCGAGAAAGACAGGCTTGAAAAGTTGACCAGTAAGCGGGTAGTTATACAGACAGATCCAGAAGGAGCCAAAGCCATATTTAGGGAGAGAATTAAATGAGAATACATAACATAGATGGAGATAAAATGGCAGCTGAAGCAGATTTTAAAGATGCAATGTATGCATTTAGAAAAAAGGTTAGTGCAGAGCTTACACATATTTATCAAGCCATAGCAAAACTTGAACAAGAAATAGAAAAAATAAAGGAGACCCCATGAATCCATATTTACCAATAAGAAAAGTACCATTAGATTATAATGGAATAACATCATCTGCATACTCTGTACAAACAGACAGAGGTGAAGATGGATGGAAAGAAGCTGGAGTAGTAGGTAAAAGCTATATGTTATTACCTAATACTGAAGTAAAGCAAGCTGCAGATCAAGTAGCTGAAGAATGTAATATAGAATTTGTACATGATAAGACATTCTTTAATGGAAAGCAATTTATATATTCTTTGCGTTCGTCTCTTCCCCTGGGAGAAGTCGAAAAAGGAGATGATGTTGCTTTAGGATTACAATTCTGGAATAGTTATGATGGCAGTAGATCATTTGGCTATTCATTAATGCTATATAGATTATTATGTACAAATGGAATGATGAGTAAAGATCATTTTAGTACATATAGATTTAAACATGAGCCTACATCTGAGAATTGGGATGAGAATCTAGAACAGACTGTAAGTAATATTAATAATATATGGTCTGGAAGTGATAAGCTTGACAGCTTCTTAAGTAGTCTACGTAAACTTAATAACTTAGATGTTACTATGGATGAGTTAGGAAATATCAGGCATAATCATCTTAAAGATCTTCCTACTGGATTGTGGGGAGAGATTGTAGATAGATTCACTAAAACTAATAAAGAAGATTTTAGTGGTTGGGATTTACTTAATGCTGGTACAGATATACTCTGGCATAAAGACAAACCAACAGTTGCATCTTACAATCAAAATCAATTAGTAGTTGATGGATTGTGTAGAGCAGTAGCATAATAAAACTATAAGGGGGTACGCTTCTATAACATACCTTATGATGAACAGCATAGTGTACCGCACTAACCACATAGCTGCCCCCTTATATAATTAAAGGAGAATTAAATGAAGTATGAATGTGCAGATGCATATATAAATATGGAAGAAAAATATCCTGAGATGATAAATGAATTTGCAGACATCACTCACGATATGTTAAACCTATTTTGTATGAAACAGCAAGATTATGGCCCTAAAAACATAGGTATGGGTGCTGAAGTGGTAGACACTGATGGACAGGTAAAACTCTCTTTAATGGCACTTTCTATTCGTATTAACGATAAAGTCCAAAGATTACTTAATCTTACTACGACAGACAAAAAGCCTAATAATGAAAGTTTAGAAGATACATTTATAGATATAGCTAACTATGCTGTAATGTCTATAATTGTACAAAGAAAACTATGGGGTAAATAATGTATGGTATAAATGCAAAGCTGCCTAAGCTACAATTCAAGTGTCAAATGTGTCATAAAACACAGATACAAGAAAGGTATATTTGGGGTAACTTTGCTATTCTACCTAGACATAAGTATAAAGAGTACACTATCTGTAAGAAGTGTGCTATTAGAGAAAATGGTAAACGTACAAAACTAGAAAATATAATAGATGAAAGGACAGAAAGATGGCTTCAAAAACAAAAGATAAAGTAGAACCTATGGTAATAGAGAATCCTCCACCACCAAAGAAAAGGAAATCTACAACTGATCAAATGGCATCTGATGTAGAATATATTGGTAATGAACTTGCTGATGTAAGTGAAAGAGTAAATGAATTAGAATTATGTATTGAAGATATGAGGAAAAGTCTCTTAAGAGTGATGGAAAGGATGGGTTTGTAATGGGAGAAGAGTCGTTAACTCAAAACTTTGAAATAGCATTAGAAAAGATTGAATCTT